TCCAGCTTCTGTAAGGTCAACAAACACCGCGTTGTCGCGATCATTTGATTTGTTTGTATTATTAGCGTCGTCTTCCAACCATTTTGGAACATCTGCTAATGTGTCGGTTTTTCCCCAAAGTGCCATTTGTTTTTATCTCCTTATTTGGGTTTCTTATTTATTCTTATGATAATTTATGCTTATTAGCTTCTTTAGATGCTTTTTGAGCTTCAGGATGATCGGAACCGTGTTTCTTAATCATATCTTGTGCATGCTGATGCGCATCAGCCGCATTATCGTGATGTTGCATTTTATCATAATGATGATCTGCTTTATCATCATTTCCTTCATCCTCATGTTCAGATGCTCTTCTTCCGTGATGCTCAGCTGACTGCTGATGTTTTGCTGCCATATCGGCATGATGACGTGCGGTTCCTTTTGGAGCATTAATAGTTCTTTTACTATCTCCAGGAGCAGGCATAGATGGTTTTTTACCAATTCCGCCTAAGCTACCTTTTGGCCCAGCAGTCATAGCTGTTGCTTCATTTAAGCGAGCTTCTTGCTCTTCTTTCATAGCCTTTTTGATAGCTTTGCGACGTTTGTGAAGATATTCATCTGAATTATCAACGTCTCCATCGTTATCAATATCTGCGTCAGCCTGCCCCACTGGATCCATTTTCTTTTCGTCGAGTTCACCTACTCGACCGAGGGCATCAATAATTGCTTCTCTAACTGTATTCGTGTCCATTTTATTTTCCCTCTCTTGCTTTGCGTAAGTTTTCTCTGGCCTTGTCAATATTCGCCTTTGTGGTTTTTCTATCACGGATAGCATTTGCTCTATCATTAATACGTTTTGCTTTATTAGCACGTGCCGTATTACGCCCAGCAGTTGATAAACGGAATTGACCTTGTTTATTTGTTAATGCTCGTCGAACACCTTTTGCACCTACCTTAGCAACTGCCCCTACAGCCTTTGCGGCCATACCGATGATTTCGTCAAGTTGTTCGTCATCTATATTATCAAGTACAAGATCATTCTCAATGAGATGTGCCTCAACGTGTTCAATAAGACTATGTTCTGAAAAACTATACATATTACTTCTCTATTTGCTGTTTGTTTTATTTATAATATTTACCAGGCTTTACAAGACCAATATCGTGCCTTATCTTTTGGCCCAGGATTATCGCAATTATGTCTTGCTCTAAAAGATTTACGTCGACCTGGAATATGCTTTTTAATTGTCATATTCTTGTCACCAAAATTAACTTTTTTAGCAACACCGTCGCCATCAGGATCAACGAATACTTTTGATTTAGCAACATCACCCGCCATAGGTTTGTTTAACTTAACCTCTTTACCTTGGTATGTTGCTTCCATATGTTGTTTAAATGTTTTCATTTCATTAACTTCTTTATAGTTGCCAACGCTTTCTTACCGTCAGGATGGTTTGGATTTATACTTACTTCATCACCATTCATAAAATCAGATATGCTTGCCGATTTACCTAGCGCCGTAATTGCTTTATGTAACGGATCCCTTTTATCATATTTAGTTTCAAAATTAGGTTTGCCGCGTAATTCAACCCAACTCTTTTCTTTAGTGTCTTTCATTTTTAAAGTATCCTGGCCTTTACCACGAATCAGTTTAACCATGATACCTTCAGAAATATATTGCTTAAAGCTTTTCATCCGAACTCGTGTCCTGCAACTCTTTTCATTTGTTTATTGAATTCTTGTTGTGAAGGCTTTTCTTTATATAATTTAATAGTAAGATGAGATTTATCTTTACCTTTAATACGCCAATTATGTCCTGCCTCTTTATGGTCAGGATCAGTTGTTTTTACAACACGGCGCTTATATCCAGCTTCCCAGGTTTCTGAGCCTTCGGTAACGGCGGTATCACATTCACCACAACAATCAGGTGTTCCACATTGTGTATGCTCAGCAAAGATATATTGTTTAAATGTTTTCATTTTACTACCTTATCAGCAATTCGTTGACCTGCATTCTTAATAGCTCTACGTGCCTTAATAGCACCTTTAACTGCTTTGGCAACACCTTTTGCGGTATGCTTAATACCTTGTGCAACCATAGGAGCAGCAATTGCCGCACCCACAACTTCAGGTGGAATACTTTCATTCTTTGGTACACAATTAGGTACCATCTTGTCACCTTTTTTCTTCATGCCAACCTGTTTGTAATCAGACCAGCATGCTTCCAAATGTTGCTTGAAGCTATGCATTAGGTGTATCCTTCTTTAGTCTTTTAACTAATTTAGCTGTACCTTCTTCGCCTGCGCCAGCTTCTTCATTTCTTTTCTTTGATGATCCACAAGAGCTTTCATCTTTCATTGATTTTTTATTACGAACACGGTTTAATGCATTTCTAAATTTATCTTCTTTATCCTGAACACCACCGTTAGCAACAGATGCTAACTTTGCTGCTTCTTCAGACTCACCCATATTACGGCGTTTCATTTCTTTAGTGATACGCTTCATCATATGCTGAGTTGATGGCATTTTTTGATCTTGACCTTTGAATTGCTTATGTAAACTTTTTAGGTTATCATCAGATTGCTTTTTCATTTTAGCATCTTCATCAAGCTCTTCTACTTCTTCAAGGATACGCTTTGCTTTAGAACCCTTATTTCTTACTTCTTGAGACATCTTGTTAGCATGCATAGTTAGATGGTATGCCATATGCAGATCCTTTGCCTTTTTTTGAATAGAACCATCTTTATCTGCACCTGAACTAGAATGAGAAGCATTAAAGTGTGCTTCTGCTGCCTTCTTATGATGGACTGAGGCTTGGTGATGCAATCTTTGTAAAGTTGGACTAGAAGATTTTTCGCCTGCCTTTGTATGAGCATCCGCAACCTCATTGTGATGTGCAGCAGTTTTATCATGAGCATCTGCTTGACTACTCGTTACAGTATGACGCTTATTACCTGGCGCATCCCACTCATTCGCCGATGTGTCTTGTGTGTCACGAGAATCTTTCCCAGAAAACTTTTTAGTATGATTCGGTGGCTTTACTGTCTGGTGTGTAAGATCTTCATCAAGTTCAAACTCTTCTTTTTTCAATTTTTTCTTTACCATACCTTGAAGACGATCATCTTCTTTGTCTAGTGCTTTGCGTGGGTCATAAGTTTTTGGATTACGATTTTTTGATCCACGACCTCTTGCAGGCTTGTCTGGTGATGGGTTTGCTCTTGCTGCCTTTATTTTATCATATAGGCTCATTTCGGCTTCATCTAGTTCTACTTCTTCACGGATTTTAACTTTAAACATTTTTTCAACTGTTTGTTTACCCATAGTCTTAGCAAGATTAGTGATTAACCATTCGCGTGGTTCTGTATCAAGATCATCTACAAATTTAACGAATTTTATACCAGCATTACCAGATGATAGCATCTTTGCTGCTTTCATAAAGTCTGCTTTATCAATGCCACCGCTTTTCTTTGCATATGCTTCGATACTTGCAGCTGCCTTTTTCATTTGAGGCGTTGCGGCTTCATTAAGTGAGATGAATGCTTCAAACTTATCATCTAACGATTCAACAAAACCTTTATCACCTTTTTTCTTACCGTGGTTCATTACTTTTTTACCATGTGGTGTGAGGTTGCCTTTTTTATCATACATTTGATTTACTAGCTTTTTCTCAGCTGCTGTTAATTCGTCAAGTTCTACTTCCTCGTGATAATCAAATGCGCTTGATTTACCCCAAGACTTATCAGATTTACGCATATCCTTTAATTTTTTCATATTCTGTGCTAGTCTACTCTCACGTTCTGCTTTAGTGTTCTTAGGCTTGGCAGCCATAGCGTTTCTCCTAACTTCATTAACTGTTTCTACTGATTCATTAACCTTTGCAGCAAGGTCTTTATCAGCCTTACCCCATGTACCAGAGGATTTAGTAATAAATGAATTTACTCGAGCATGTCCCCATTGTTCAGGTGTTGTTCCTGGGCGGTGACCTGTTTTCCATGCGGCAACACCACGGTTATATACTTTACGTAAAATCCCTGCAGGCATGTCAGATTTCTTTGCTTTATCAGCTAATGATTTACCTGCGGCATCTTCACCTAAGAAATCAAATTCTTCAGTGTAACCCATCGCTCGTGCTTTTTTTGTATGCTTTGATTCTTTTGTCTTTGCTTCTTTATCACCTGGTGCTGGCCTATATGCTGAAGGATCATCATCAGCCTTTTTAGCATTACGTTCAAAATGATCTTCACGGTCATCTTTCTTATTTTTAGCAACACCTGTGTAATATTTACCTGTTGTTTCGGTAAATTTTTCAACTGATTCCATAAGTTCAACGATATCTTCAATATCAAACTCATTCATCTCTGTAACTTGTTTAGGTTTAAACATCTTAAACCGTTTATCAAACTTTGGTTTGTTGTTTTTATCCATAAGCATATGTGGTCGCTTAGTTACATATGCACCCCACATCTCATTCAGATCAACAGACTCATTCTTATTATGACGTGCTTGTAATCTCTCACGTTCTTTCTTTTTAACAGAAGGTAACAATTTAATTGCCAGGTTATCAATACGTTGTTTTGAAATCTTTTCAATGCGTTTATCAATACGTTCCTTTTCCGCAGGCTCCATATCAGCATATCGTTTATTACCAGCAAGACGCTTTTTAATTATATTACGTGCTGCTTTTCTTGATCTTCTTTTCAAAACATCAATATTGGCACGGCGCCGCTTTGCCTTTTCCCGACCTCGTTTCATTTTAACACGCATTCTTCGCATTTGACGGCCGCGTTTAATACGCTGCTGTCGAGTCAAAGCTTCGTCTAATTCATCTTCTTCGATAAAGTTATCTTCGTTATATTCTTCCGACATTCCCATTCCCTTTTTAATGCTGGCCATAATGTCGGCCGCGCTTGTTTTTAGCTTACTAGGTAATCCTGTAGTAAACTTTTTGATATTATCTGAAACAGCATACTCACGCATTTTTGATGCTGACATTCCTTTAACACCTTCAGCGTCAGGATCTCTAGCACCTGCGGATACAACTTCTATTTCATCAAATTTATATTCTTTACCATTGTATTTGTTAAGCAATGTATCCATCTCTTTATATCGGTCAGAACCAACAACGAGAGTTACCTTTTTAAATTTCTTTTGTAACTGCTGCATTAATTGAATGATTGTCTTGGCAGTTGATCTTTTAATGATTTTACCAAATGCTACCTCGGCATATTTGATCTTATCATTATATGACAATGGATTTTTTGTTTTATCTTGAGAATGTGTTAAAAATACAGCAGGAATAGCATTCTTTGATTTTGCTACATTTAAAACTCTATTGATAAGTTTTTCGTGCCCAGTTGTAATAGGGTTCATACGTCCCCAAGAAATAACAACCTCGCCTACTTTTGCTTCATTGATAGTAGGTTCAATATCAATATAGTTTCCAGGATCAAATTCTTTAAATCCCTTAACCTTTTTCTTTTTGTCCTTATTGCTTTCGTCTGCCATAAGATACCTCTATTCTCTGATTTTGTTTCTATTTATAATATTTACAGACCCTTTGGGTATAACGATTGATTCCTTTAGCTGACCTTTAAAGTTGTTCTTAAAAGATTCTAACATTTCGGCATGATTATTATGAGTGGCACTATATTTCTGAATAGTTGATAATCTTAACCACCCAATTGCTGCTATAGGATCACAAATAGCCATTGGTATTTTAGTAAAATTTTTCCGACTGCTCATAAACCAACGATTATCAATTGCCTCGGTAACACCTACCTTTGTTACTTCATCAATCATTTTCTGCGCGGTAATGTGTGTAATAGCATACGCATGAGAACCTGGATGAAATTTCACATCTTTAATTCTTTCGGGTTGACCTGCGGTTTTATAGTCATAGTTTTCCCATTCTCTATATTTGTATCCTAACGCAACGATTTTGTTATCAGGAATATCCAACTTTACTTTATGAAGCATCATCCCATCGTGTTCTAATATAACAGCACATTCTTTATTCTGAACAATCCTTTGCCATAATTGTAAATGAGAAGCCATACAACCATGAGCACCAACCATCATTCTTTTAAATGATTTGATTGGAATTCCTGTTTCAGCGGTAAACTTTCTCCACATTTGACCAGGACCACCTTGTGGTTTCCATCCTTCGTATAACTCATAATTTACTCCAAGCTTTTTACATTGCTCGGCAGCATCATTTGCGTATTGTTTTGATAGGTTATCATTAGTATAAATTATATAATACTTATTTACTTTCATAATTAAATATCCTCATAATAGTAGGTTCTTGGATCATTCTCCTAGATGTTCCATGTGCTAATTTATAACAAGGTCCTGTTAATGGCAATCCTTGTTTTCTTATTTTTGTCCATCGGCTGGCATTATATGGTGTAAACCAATGTGGGTTGTCAGGTGTTTCAGGAAGCGGTTTATGATTAGCCAGCCATGGTTTAGTTTTGTTCCACATTGTCTGACAAGCAGGGTCTTCTAATACATTATTAAATAAACCATGAAACCACAGATAATCCATATTTGGGCGGTTCTTCCAATATTCATCAACCAATAATTTCCACCGATCCACAATGCAATTATCTTTATCAGCATATAGAAACCAACTTGCAACTTCGGTATCAGGTTTTGGTTTTCGGAACGCAAAGAAACCGGTTTTAGCATGAGCAGGTAACCAACTATCAAGTGGTTTATTACAAGCAACGGTTGCATCTACCCATACTCCGCCGTATTCTTTAAGTAAGTTAATGCGAACAACATCAGACCATGCCTGAATGCTACGCCCATTTTGCGTGCCTTTGTAATAATCCCTAAGATTTGTATTATCAAGTAATACTATTTTCCATGTAGGATTATGGTGTTTCCAACTGTCAACGCATTTATGAACAATTGGAGGTGCTGCTTTAATTCCTGTATTCCAATATATCCATAATGTTTTAATCATAACCGAATACTTCCATATCTTTTTGAATTAACGGTTTAAGTTGTTTTACTAAATTGGCATTCAAATATTCTTTATAATCTTTTCGTGCTGTTCTATTTTCATGCCCAAAGTTTATAGGTATGCCGAGTTTTTCCGATATAACCTTTTGTGCTTTATCCATTTCCTCGAGTCTAAATACATCATCAACAATAAGATTATCTTTTTCATCATATACAAACTTCCATTGCGGTGCATTATGCGGAGTACGTATTTTCATATTATTCCGCTGATATTCCATTTCCATAGCTCTAATCTGCTGTTCAAATGTCATATTTACTTTACCAGGTAGCCTTTCACGCTTCCAAATAACCTCAGATACAAATTTATGAAAAGGATTTCGGACAAATGCAAATGTATATTTAGATCCTGTGAAGGCTTTATCATTCCAAGCTTTCAATTGCCATGCTGATAAATGCTGTGTTTCACCAGTAGGTAATATTTCAGGTGTTGGTTGTCCAAAATGATACCGTGAGGCATTTATTCGCCCACCGTATTTTGTTATAAATTGCCGAAACATATTTCTTTCTTGAAAGTCAGGATAACCACATACATTACGAAGAAAGAATAATTCAACACTTGTTCCACCTGCTTTAGGAACATGGACAAAATAAGTATTGATTTCTGGGATATACATTATACAAACTCCTGTGGAACAACCTTATCATTCCACCAATTCTCATAATCATTTTTATAGTATTTTTTAATTCTTGTTATCTGATCTTTAGTAATAACAATTTTACTTTGTTTTTCTCTACCACCATCTTGTCGCTGCAGCGCAGGTACATCAGTGTTTGCAATTTCTGATAACCATTCACGCATATCTGTGCTAACCTGTGATACTGTAAAGATCTTATCATATCGGTTAGGATCGTTACCTAGCCAATACGTCATTGGAAAAGAATGGTGAGAAATATCACCTGCTGCATAGTTACCTAAGTTATCAACAAAATTATCCCACCCACGATTTCTCATCTTATTATAAAATAACACTCGGTTTGTATAACAAGACACAAGTCTTTTAATAGGATCACGGATAATAGTAAACCGATAATCTACGTTACCAAATTTACCTTTTCCATGCCGATCCATGAATTTGTTATTTTGTTTTTGATGTTTTCTTTGGCTTATTGGCAATCCCCAATCATTTGCCGGGGAGTTTCTCCAATCAAATCCTGATGCTTCAAGCATCATACATTTTGCGGATGTACCGCCGCATTTTGGTATATGCGTAAACTCAACTACTTTATTGTTGATTTCAACTGTAAAGACTGGCATAATATAACCTTTAAAATGATGAAAGGTGCCCAACTAATGAACACCTTTTTATTTATATTACTTTACAGTCGAATGTTGACTTAGCTAATTTGACTGGAACTCCGCCTGCCTCAATGCAAGCTTCGGACCAATTAGGTTGTTTAAACTTTTGAATTACCGCAAAAAATCCAAATGCAATACACACTACAGTTAAAAGTGTCATTACAAAGAAAGCGTAAAAACCAACCTTATCGACTATCTCAGCCGAAGGTGTTGTTGGCCCCATTTAGACAACGGCAAACATTAGCAAAAGCGCTACGAGAAATGCGAAGATTCCTAATGCTTCAGCAAACGCAATACCAACAAACATTGTACCTGTATCTGGTTTCTTAGGCATTACTTTTAGTACACTACCAACAATCATTCCTACTCCGATGGCAGCGCCACCCATTCCGAATGTTGCTAGCCCTGCGCCAATTAAGGCACCCATTGTTGCGATATCACCGGTCATTTTGCAATCTCCCGATTTCCATCATACAACGTTTCGATTCCTCTATCATACCCATTCTTGCGAGCTCCGCTGCCGCTCGGCTGTAGCCAATCATTTGCGAATAACGATCTAGTGAAGACCACAAACCCGACAAGGGCGAAAAGACATAGTTTGCTACTAAAGTTGTCATTAAACCCACCCTCTCAAATTATCGTTTTGATTATGAGCAATGTACCAAATATCACCTCTACTGAGACCAATATCGTTTAACTCTTTATCAGTTAATTTAGATAATTCTTTGATGGTTTGTTTAGCTATTTTCTTTGCAGCTCTCTCTTGTTTGAAAGTTCTGTATGCTTCAATGATAGTTTCAATTGCCCTCGTTGAGTAGCTGTGGGCCATAAGGATTGCTTGTGTCATTTCCGTTTCCTCTAATATATGTGTATGTTGTATGATCCGATCCTAGACCGTATGCCTAGGTTTAATCCTTTTTACAAATATATTTATTAGGAAAATAGGTAAATAAGGGTTACCAATTTGGAATAGCCGTTATTCGGTTTAGACAACAGTGACAAATTGTCTTATGGAATAGGATTGTCTACTAATATTAAATCGTAAGTTGCACCACAACCTACTGAACCGACAGTGATAACATCAACTTTAATGTCAGTTTTTTCTGGAAACCTAAGAGGTACAGCATATTCAAAGTTTACTGGATTACCACCTTGTGATCCAAGCTGTGATTTAATATTAAATGCAGTTCCATTATCTACTGGACGTGACATTAATCTAAAGTATGTTGGAGCATTTGTTTTATCCATTGTACAAGTCAATTGCATCAAATACGCCGTCTTACCGGCAGGAACTGTATAGGTACTCATCAAAGTTTGACCGTTGTCTGCTAATATAATAGCGTATGTAGTTCCACCAATTGAGAAGGTAACATCATTCTCATTTTGATCGCCTGTCATATAAGCACGGTAGATACGATAAAATTCTGCGGTGGTTGTTCCACCAATTGTTGTTTCTTCTGATACGATATTATAATTTACGTCAAGTCCTTCAACAACAACTGTCTCACCGCTTTGAGACGAAGAAGCAACTGTTACTACACCCGCTGCGGTTGGCCAAGTATATACACCATTTGAACCATCCCAAATAGTAGTCGTACCATTAATATCGTCACCTGTATGAGCGAACTTGTTGATATGAGAATATCCATCTACTTGCCCCGCAGCAATTGGAATATTAGACGCCGAACCAAATGTGTTGATAATATTGCCGTCTTTATCTGCTAGAACAAATGCTTCAAATAAAGTTTTATTACCTTGTAAAAAAGCTTGAGTTAGTTTGTTCCAAATAGCCATCTGTTAAATCCTCGTGTCAAAATAGTTTTTAGATAGTTCAGACCAAGGGCCGTTCGTGTTGGAATCAGTATAAATTTTTCCTCCTGCGGCTGGCTGAACCTTACGACACTTTACATATGTTTCTTGTGTATTGCCGCCTGGAGGTGTGAAAGATCTGATACCATTTGTAACAGTTCCATTTGCATCTTCATAGTATTCACCAGCTAATGGCGCGTTACCGTATTGCCAAATCGCAGTAGGTGTTCCACTTACTAAAACTGTTGGTGATCCTGGTACGTCAACCCATGCCATTATTTTGTCCACCCTTTGATATACTTGTCTGAGAAATTAGCTTTACTAAATTCTAATCTGTCAACAAGTTTTAATGCGTTTTTGCCATACCTATCAATAGCGACAAACCCTTCTTGACCTGTTACTTCATATCCTTTACTCGTTTTGAGTAAGGTTCTTAATCCACCTACCATGTTAAGCTTTTTAACAATAAGGTGCTTTGCGTCTACGATGTGATTATACATTGTAAACATATTCTCAAGATCTTTTGATTTGTTTGTTTTAAAGAACTTCATAGCAACATCTTTTTTACCTTGCCATGCCGCTTTACCCTTAGGTGATTTCTTTTCAGCGATTTCTTTATCAAAATAAGTATTCATATATTTCTCAAATCCTTTAATGAAAGCTTTAGGTTTACCAACCCGCTGTCCTTCACGAACCTTTGAATTAATATATACGTTTAATCTTTTATTGATATCTTCGTTATTAGCAACATCATCTAATGTCTTTTTCGGTACCATACGGAATAACTTACCTGCGTTTGATAGCGCAAGTGTTACTGCATCGGTTTCAGCTTTTGTCATATTAGCTGTACCTGATTGATCTCGGAATACCGCATCAACACTCCAACAGGATTTTACCTTTTTGAGTCCAGATGCAATCTCCTCTCCAAAACTTGCTGACATTGTTTCAAATGATTCTCCTCGATAGACTGTATGCCAGACCACACCGACCTTGGATCCGAGTATTTCTTTAGCAAGGGCTGACGACTTTGGTACCGCATAAACAATCGTATTAGGATGGAAAGTAATATGCGGTTCTCCATCAATCGTATCTTCTTTAATATCACTTCTTTCATATAAAAAATCACCTTGTACTACACCTTTGATACCGAGTTTTGAAAACTCATCAAGAGCAAGTTTTAATTTTACTGCAAGTTCACCACTTGTATCCGCATCAATTTCAGCATGCGTTTTATATACTTTTGGGTTCTTATTGAATATACCTTTTTTGGCAACAAAGAATTTACCATCACTCGGGTCAGTACCTGCAAATACAGCAGGTGCGCCATCCCACTTAACACTAATGTTAACCGCTGATTTTGATGTGCCGCCAAGCATATCCCGTATATCTCGTAGATGATTAATGACGTTACGTGTTCCCATAACACCGCCGTCAATAACCGCATCTTCCGCATGGGTCATATGCAGGTTTTTAGCCTCGTTTAATAATGTACTAAATTTTTTCATTACTTAACTTCGTGAGATATTTTACGCCCGGCTTTCATACCAATGCCGACACGAGTATGCTTTAGTCCCAAATCGTTTCTTTTTGAGCTACCACTTTTTGCTGTTCTTGCAAAGATATGATAGTCGTGTTTAATTGGCTCGTCATGGTGCATAATATGGTGAGCGTCAATATGATGCCCATCTTTATGCTTTTTCAAATTCATATGCCCTTGAATCAAACTATGACACGCATCATTGCCGTGCTTACCGCCGTGATCTTTACCAAACAATGCCTTTTTAACTAGGTCATGGTGTTGTTTGTTTTTATTGTCGAGATGCATAGAAATAGTGCCTTTTCCTTCGGCAGTACCACCATGATCTTTTTCAATAGCTTTTTGGAATTTTTTAACCGCGGGATGATCTTTAAACTTTGAAACACCACCTAATTGATTATACGATTTAGCAGCATCACCTGAACCTTTATAATCCTTATGAGAAACGTAAACGTGATTGCCTTTTTTATCGTGTAGTTTAAAATCGGCTTTCGGTGTACCACTAACCTTTTCGGCATGGGTAATTTGATGCTTTTTGTTATTATGATGTAATACCACATGGTCCTTGCCTGTTTCTTTTTTAACACGATTTACTTCGTCATTAAAGTGCGCAAGGTGCATCTTTTCCTTTGCTTCAGGATCTTTTTTCTCATTTATAAATGTCTTAAACCGTAACATAGTAAGCTCCGCTGTGTTGATTTAAAACTATTTATAATTCTGCTGAATTGTTATATTTCTGAAAAAAGGAAGGTACAGGTGATTGATAGAAACCTGACCCAAGGTTTAGGCGACGAGCCATCTTGTTAGCCTCACGTTTACTAACATTTATTTCAATCCATTCGTCACTTTCCGTATTGTATAACTGCCAACGTTTATCTTTTTGAGTCACAACATAAGCCATTACATTAAATCTCCTGAGTCAAATAATTTCTTTTTACTTTTACCAAAATTGCCTTTATCAAATACAGGTGCATCATCAAAAGATCTTGGTTGTTGTGGTGTTGTATTAGCGGTGTCTTGGCTAATACTTGTCTGAGCATAATCCTCAAGGTCATACAGTTTCATTTTAGCACGGTCAATACCAACAACAAATCGGCGGAAATAATTCAAATCACCCCAACGATTTTTCAATTGTTTAAACATTAATTGACCAAGGTTGTCGAGTTCTTCAGATGAGATCAAGCCAATAATACAATCAGCAGTATGAGTAATACCCATGGATTCAGAAGTATTCGTAAGATCCACATCAGAATTACCATACCCATCACGGTTAAACTGAGAACTAGTAACAACGGCACAATTGTATTCCATAGCAAGACCACGCACCTCCTCGGCAATTGATTTAACTAATGTATATGAGTTAGCTGCAGCTGCACCTTTGACACGTGCCGACGCACATATGTTTAGATAATCAATAAAGATAATATCAGGAGTGAAGTTGCGTTTCATTTTTAATTCGTTTAGCAAATGTCGGAAATGACCAACGTGAGCCGAACCTGTTGGATATTCTTTAACAACAAGTTTGCCTGTTGTTTTGCCTTTGAAGCGATTAATACGTTTAGCAAATACATCACGTGGGGTTTCAGAAACTTCATCAATTGTTACATCCATCATATTAGCATCAATGCGTTCAGAGATACGTTCTTCTGCCATTTCCATTGTAATGTATAAGACATTGTTACCGTGCATCAATGCCGATGCAGCATGATGGCATTTAACTAATGATTTACCACCACCTGTTGTTGCCAACAATACAGTCATAGATTTGCGTGGCAAACCACCTTTAGTAATCTTGTTAAGTAATTCAATATCGAATGGAATACGCTCTTCTTTCTTATGATAAAAGTCATATCGAGAGTCATAATCTTCAAAGTAATCATGGCCGATTGATGTATCAAAATTAACAGAAAGTGAGTCACTCAAAAGTTGAGGTAAGGCACCTTTATCAAATTCTTTATCAGTGCCATCAACAACCAAAATTGCTTTACGAATTGCATTATATAAATCACGGTCTTGACAGAATTTTTCTGTTTCACCTACCAACCAATCAAAGTTAGTATTCTCATCAATTGCCATTGTATCAATTTCAGTCATAACACCTTTATAGGTATCTTCATTCAAATCTTTACGTTTATCAACGGACAGCTTGAGTGCTTCGACGGAAGGTGGTTCTTTGTAATCTTCAACATATGACGAATATGTATCAAAGATCTTTTTGATATTAGCATCCTCAAAGTAATCCGATTTAATATACGGAAATACCTTTTGAAAATACTCACGGTTAAATATAAGGTTTGTTAATACTGTTTTTTCAATCATTGGATATCCATAAGTTGAGATGATTTGTGGCGAGCAATAAGTTACCCGCCACAATATTAATTGTATTACAGATGTAAGAACTTGTCAACTGTTATTCTTCGGTATCCACAACAAGATCTTCAATTACTTCAGGTTCATCCGTTTCTTCACGCATAATACTACCTGAGGCTCCAATTGTAAAGGCTTCTTTAATATATGTTGTGAGATCAGTTTTCTCAAACATCATTAGCCAAAACTCTTTGTTATCGTTAACCTCTTTGGCACGCATCAGCTTTTCAGAAATAACCTCACCGGTTTCTGGGTTAACTGCTTCATACCAACCAACTTTTGGTTTACGGAGGTAACCACCTTTTTCAGCTACATCCATCAAACCAGACCACTTCACAATACCGCCATCCCAACTTACACTAATTGGAATTTTAGATTTTTCTTTAACATGGCGTGATTTTTCAATATTAATAACAAAGTGATAACCTTGAATTTCAGTACCAACCTTATCCTGTTGGCGACCAATAATCCAAATTGCATCAGCAGAGTAATAAATACCAGTCCCACCTGAAACAATAGCTTTAGGAAACAAACCAATTTCCTGATAAGTATGGTTTACCGCAATCAGTGGGATATCTTTCAAATTAAGATGTGGTGTAACAATACGGAACAATGATTTCAGTGCCTTTGCTCGAGACATATCAGCAACTGATTTTTCATTCATCGCATCTTCGACTTCTTTCTTAGATGCAAGGTTACCGACTGAGTCAATGATAATACAAACATTATCTTTTTTCTCAATACCGTCCAACTGTTTCGTAACATCAAATTTGAGTTCTTCAACATTGGTGATTGGTGTATGGACGACTCGATCCATGTCAATACCAAATGATTCAAAATATGATTGAGGTGTACCAAATTCCGAATCATAAAAGAGCAAGATTGCATCTTCATGCTTGTTTAAATAAGCGGCTGCTGTTAGCAAAGCAAACGCCGACTTAAAGTGTTTTGATGGACCTGCCAAAACAAGGAGACCTGGTGATAGTCCACCATCAACACGACCTGACAGCGCAACATTTACCATAGGTACAGGTGTTGGTGCCATTTCTTTCTTACCAAAAACTTTTGACTCAGATAACTGTGCCGTCAGTTTAATGGTAGAATTCTTCACAAGTTTGTCTAAAAGACTCATATTATTTTCCCTCTACAATCGTCATTAGTTTTTCTTTATATGATTGTATTTTCCCGACTCTATCGGGCCAATAGATTGTTGACTTATCTGGGTTCTTACATAGATTATCCAGAAAAGGTGTTACAGATTTGAATAAAAGTTCTAGACGATATTCAAAGTCATCGGCAGCTACTTTAGCATCATTAAGTTGATCCTCGAGTGATTGCTTTTCACTACTGACTTCTTGAATTTTTTCCTCGGCAGCAGCTTCTTTTTCCTGAAGCTCTTCATCAATGAAGCTGAAGCCGAAGTCAAAGTCTAAAACCTCTTCGTAGGTTTTACTAACCATTTGCTAGTTCCTTAAAGATTGAAAGATCTTCATCATCGTCGTCCATTGACATGGTTGTGGATGATGTTTCAGGCATTGCGGTAGGCATTGTCGGTTGAGGTGCCGACGTTGCTGCATTACCCAGGCTACTCAAATCAAGATCATCATCGGCGTCACCAACAGCAGTTGTTGGATCAGATGGTTCTTCATTCAAAGCAAGTACACGGTGTAGCTTTGCTTTCAATTCATTATAATCTTTGAAGTTCTTTGGATCAACCAACTCTTGCAGTTTATGCTGTTGGTTCCAGATAGCTTCGATTTCTGCATCATCTTCGGCAATAGGTGACGGTGAATCAAATTCTGATTTGTCATAGTTTGGATATCCTTCAAACTTACGGATTTTCAAACGGAAATTTGCACCTTCCCAAAAATCAAATGGGTTTACTGGTGTTTCATCCTCGAACTGAGGGTTCATCATATCATTCAGTTTGTCGAAGATCTTTTTACCGAATTGGTACATAAAGACCTTGCCGTCATTATCAGGGTTTGCGCTGTCTTTTACAATAAGGACATTGGCAACATACTTCAGACGACGCTTCTGTTTGCGTGCCTGTTCTTTATCGGACTCAATACCTGAGTTCCACAATTTTGAATTAAATTCTGAAACCGGGTCATCCGCACCGATTGTTGTTAATGAGTTTTCAATGTACCACAGACCTGTTGGGCCTTGAAAACCGTGATCCCAAATACGAACGAATGGCATTTCTTCACCTTGAGGGGCAGGCAAGAAACGAATGATAGCAAAACCATTACCCGCTTTGTCACGAGTTGGTTTCCACATTTTACCTTCATTGGGATCAGAGTAGCTCTTTTGAGAAATCTTGTCGAGCTGTTGGTTCAATTTATTTAAAGAACTTGAACGATTCTTTTTGAGTGCATCAAATGACATAGTCATATACGTATCTCCTTAATATTGCTTTATATAGCGTTTTATGTTGCGAAATGTAGTTAACATCAGTTAACCAACTATTTATATCAGAAAAACCGATCACGGATGATATCCTTGAACTTTTTTTCATTTATTTCCAAGAACGGTTTGTATTTCTTGGATAATCTAATTATATCACGAGCAACGATTTTGTCAACCAAATTATCATCCCAATAAGGAAAAATGTTTGATAAATTGGTAATTATTGTAAACGTCTCAAGTGATATTTGCTTTTGTAAATACAGACGTAAGATATGCGGATGCTGTCCGTCTGGTGTTACAAAATTTGCTTGGTAGTTATCGTCAAGTTTACTCAAATCAGATTTAAAAGTATAACTTAACGCATCCATCTTTTTGCGCCAATCAACGTATCGCTCATCACCAATGTCTTCAACAATATCACGTATCCATGAATTAGGATTAACAACCATATTAGCCAACAATTGATTTATTGGCTCATCCTTAGTTGACAATTTGTGAAAGAAGAAAACATCGTTACGTGTGCGATATGTTTCAAATTTGGCTCTTACTTTACCACGATATTTTTGATAGTCATAACCGTCCGTGGTAAAGTGTTTTTTCATTGCAAGATATTTTATATAGAGCTGAAAAGTTTCCTCATTTGCAAAGCTCTGTGATGTCTTTATCATCTTTTTCAACCAATCTCAATTGCACAGCTTCTGATCTAAGTTTCTCTTTAAGTATTGATGATTTCTTTACGATATCAGCAACTGCCTCGATTTCTAGATTATTCTTGCGTGCATATTCAACTAACGCATCAATATAATTTACACCGTTGGCCAGCATGTCCGCAATTTCATGGTGGATTTTTTCAGGCGACCTTGGCGGTGTAATCATTTGTCTAAAGTCCCAACGCGTGTCTAATTTCATTTTTCTTATGGTCCCTTCCCATTCTATAGGCTGTCCAAAAAAGCATTACATCTTTCTTGTCCTCATAAACTATGTTTCCATTAATTTTCACAAAAGGTCTATCTTTTATTTGAATTTCAACACCATAAGTATTACCACGGATTTCAGGTATGTTATTGCTATCCATTTAATGTCTTAATCCCACTGATCCAATTATCAGCCGCATCCTCGACATAGTGGATAGATTTTCCTTCAAAAGTTTCACGTTTAATTTCTTGTGCTTCCGAGAAATAACGAATAGAATATGTTCCTTCATTATCTTTATGAATTTCAGCACGATACATCAATTTATTGCGTTCGCCTAGTACGTGTTTAACATACATCTGTTTTCTCCTTTTTAATATGAGTTATGTTTGAGCTGGCCTTTTTAGACCCGCAAGACTTACAATAATGTAAAGTAATTAAATACCTATGGTTATCAAACTCAGCTATTGTTTGATTCCTTACAATATTAATATTATCACAACATCCATTTATTGTCAACCGTTTTCTTCCTCTTTTGTTTTATATTGCCATTCATCAGTGTGGCCAACCGACCATTTGGGTTGATCTTCTACTGCGTAGTTTTGAGTACACACTTTAAAATCAGGTCGTTTCAAATTAGCAGGTGTTAATGAACTGTCTCTCCATATAACTCTGTTGTTTGGTTGAGCAGCGAATTGACCATTATCAAGTCTAATAACATTAAATGATTTGTGCTCTGGATCGTGTTCTGAAAAATTAGTATCGAGATATGCGTTATCTCTGTGAGCATTATCTATGGTAAATTCGTATTCTCCTGCGTGCATCTTTTTGTCTTTTCCAAAAAACTCACACCTACACAAGATTGGCTTTTGGATAACGGTAAGGTCGTAATCAAAACAATCCCAAAGCTGAAGAACATCAAGTGGAAGCTGGTCTTCAAGATCGAAGTCTTCTTTCCAAACAAAAGCTGATATAGGTAATTTATCATATAATGCTCCATAGTCTGTAAGAAGTGTTTCAAAATATAACGCTTTTGATTGAGTTGATTTAACACTAATCCAAATGCCAGGAGTTAAGTTACCCCATCCTCGGTCGTCAGCGAAATCCAAATCGTATAGATATTCCATTTTAACATATACGTTTACTGGTGGCAAGGGATGTACTAAAAACGCCATTTAAATCTCCTCGAATAGCACGTTATTTACATATTCATCTTTATCTTTTTCGGATATACCCATTGCTAAAATAGATCTATGAAGATGCGGATTAAGCTTTTGATTTTGACAATACTTATTTAATAGAGGTGTTGTTTCACGCCGACTGTAAAATGTGTTATCATCAAGGTTGTCGAGATAATAATCTACCAAATCAGTTGTCACTTGTATAAACTGATTAAGCTCATCATCAGTATTAATATTACCAACCGCAAGCATATCACTTGAAAAGATTTCTTTTGCCCACGGTGGTAATTCACGTGGTTTATTCCATTCTAGGTTAGCAACTCGCCGTTCCATATAATCATGGTAAGGATGTGCAAAACCTAACAATGGTGAAAAGTCCATAAATGATCCTGTAATCTTTTTGGGACCGGCAACAATATCAAACCCAAGAATAGGTAATTCAATATTTGCTTTTGGAAATACGTTAACGTGCATCAACCATAAACCTTTACCGTTTTCTGGTACAATGGTTTTCAAATGCGCTTTGTAGATTTGATCTGAATTCCAAAAGGTATCAGTCCATCCAGGAAAGTGCATATCATCAGTATATTTTTGGTTATCATATCGCTTAAACTTATTATCAAATGAATTTGATATGTATTCAGCATAGCTGTTAAGCCGATCCCATAGTGGTGTCATTTCTTTCTGCGTGCCCTTTTCAATTTGGCATATGCGTTTAGTAAGCGCGTTTCTCTTACTTGTTTCAACATTTTCCGCCTTCGCCTTGCGCTGATACTTCTTGAAAGTCGATCTGCACGTTTCTTAGGTTTAAGGTTAATGTCTTCTAATGCGTTATCTTGCATTTGATTCCTCCTTAGAATATGTTGTATTATAGTATTATTTTATATCACAAAACTTGGATTGTCAATTATATTATGACAATTCATCAAATAATTTTGAGGCAAATTCAAAACACTTTTTTGCCTCGGGTGCCATGCTATCGTCAAGAAGTTTTCTAAACTCTGAGATAAGCAATTCTTTATCACCTTCAAACTCATACATAGTACCTGAGCCCGGTGCTTTCTTTTTGATTATTTGTCCACCGTGTAGTTCACCAAAATGCCTAGTATACATATGGGCAAGCAAACCATGATTGTTTTCAGATTCGGTAAGTTGACCAATATGGTTTTGGTATTCTTTTACGGATGTTGGTAATGCCGATGGGTGGCCAAATCCGTGTAGTTTTTCGAGTTCCTGCATATCAGCTTTGATACGGTCCGCTCGATATATAGCATTGAGATTAGGTGGAATAATAACAGCATTTTCAAGTGGTGTATAATTGTGCCATTGGCAGACCAGGAATATATAATATTCGTAGTCCGATAACTCGCCTCTTAAAAGCTTACGAGCAAATGCCCGCCGTTCTGCTGCTTGATGATGATCCCACGTTAATTTTTTCAACTCGTTGCTCATTATAAATTTCCTCCGTGGTATGATATAGTTATTTATAATGAAAAAAGGGGTGACAAATTAATGCCACCCCGTCTAAAATTTATACAATATTACTTTTTAAAATGCGAATGTCGCTGTTACAGATGGTGCATATGTTTCTGCATCAATGTCATAGTCAACAGCACCTTTTAGATCAATACCACCTAGGTCATATGTATATGAACCACCGATATTTTGTGCAAGATCATCCTGGTCACCTGCAACATATGCAGTCAGGCCCATTACAGTAGCATCTGCTTCAAAAGCAATGTTCTCTGACGCAGAACCGTATGTTGCGGCACCACCTAGACGAACACTGTCAAGCATTCCTGCTGTATCAGCGCGGCCACCAACTACCCATTCTTCGGAATCAATGTTGTAATCACCTGCTGCAGTTATATTAGCAATGCCAACGTTCAGACCGTATGCACCTTGTACGTTAGCAATATCAGTTACGTCCGTACCAATATCAGTGAATGCCAACGCAACGGTTGCACTACCTACACCGAGAGACAAGCTTTCATCTGCCATTGTTGGTTCTTCAATTGTCGCACCAGATTCTGTGTCAAACCAAATGTTACCTTGGTCACCAAAAGACATTGCAACTCCTGCAACATTAGTACCCATTGACCAACCGTCAAGTGTTAGATCATTATCAGAGTCAACAACAAATTCCATTGAACCTGTTGCAGCGCCGTTTGTCAAAGCGCCATCAAAACCGAATGAAGTAGTTGCACCCCATTTATCATTCAGACCTTCAGCGATTACTGTTTCAATTTCGCCACTAAGTGTGACTGCTGGTGTTGTTGCTTGATCTGCAAATGCCGCTGTACCCGCAAATACAAGGGCTGTTGTTGATAGAAATTTGGTCATATTACTTCCTTTATTGTTTGTTAAAAATATGCCACATTTTCTGTTGCTAGGTAAGTGGCCAACCCCCTTTGATTACGCCGCTAGGGCAAATCCAGATGGTTTATAATTGTCATTTGCAATTAAAATTTTTGGCTTAATAACGTAGGCCAACACGGTAATCTACTCTCATCTCTTCACGTCCGTCGATCCTTGTTCTGCCCCATCATAAACACACTAAAATTATTGTCAATGTGTTTATGGTGGAGCAGCGCGGTACTGCCCCGCGGTCCGATCCATGCGTTGACTTGTATCAACGATTACTAGATATATATAAACTATTTTGCGGAAATGTCAACCAAATAAAATTTTTGATTATTTTTAGTGACTTAAATGATACAGCTATTCGTTAGGTATTTCAATATTAGGTAATTCCCAACCTGGCATACCTTCGGCAGGCGTATCTTCAATCTGTGGATTGTTTTCACCATCAGTTACGTAAGTTTCATCAGTTACCAATGAAGTTTCATAGTCATGCGGATTACCTTTAATAACTCCTTTAGCACCACCTGGTATGATAGTATCTGATATATCAAGGTAATCACCAGAAGATAATGTCCGCCCATCTTCAAGGACTACACCGATAAAGTCTCCTTCTTCACTATATGTGTACTCAGCAGCAGCAAACTTTGATGGAAAGATAATGGCATTTTGAGCAGAAGTAAAATGGTCAGGAAAATTAGTATCAGCTTCATATATTGAATCAGGATCAAAAGTTACTCCATCAACCGCTGATACTCGAGCGGCAATATTACTAACTGACTCTCGGTTCATTCCTTTAAATGTGAATATACGAAAGCCATCATCAGATGTACCGGTAAGCTCAACGCTATGACAGCCCAAGCTTAAACCCCATTCTTTAATTTCAATATCAGGAACAGGCACCCCGTTTCTATCCGGGAGCCTGATCTCAAGTTCTGCTATATATTCTTTTGCCACTATAAACTCCTTTAGTTTATTTATGCAGCAACCTTGTTCATTTCAGGACGGAAGGCAAATGCTACAAAACCAATAGGAGCAACAACAATTACCTGACCTTCTTCATCAACGATAAGATCACCGACTGATAGTGAGTGCATACGAGAAAAGCGAGTGATTGCCGACTCAGGACCCATATTACCAATTTCAAATACATCGTTTGCACTGTCAGCTTCAATGTTAGCAACGTGAGTATAAAACCCGGCAGTAAGTGCCTCGTCTGCCAAACCACCAATTTTGTGACCAGCAAAGTCAAGATTCATTTTATTCCGAGCTTCAAATGCTGGTACAGTTTCGCCTGCGTTTACTTTGTCGGCGATTTCACGAGTCATTTGAATTTGATATACTGAATAGTTCATGGTGTTTTCCTTTTGTTGTTGATTCTAATATAACTGATTCGACAACAAATGTCAATGGTTAATTTAAGTTAAAAAGAAATTAACCCCAATCTTTAAAATCTCGAACGATTTCTTCATTATACTCATACCCAGCATAGTACGCATCTTTTTCAATATCAGTCAGCTCAGCAACGGCTTCAGACATTCCAGTATCACCAACATAGTAATGAGGTCGATAACCGCGCCCATAGTAACTATCCGCTGAGCCGCGGTCAAAAGGCCCTCCATGACGTGTATCATCAGAACCAAATTCTACATCATACACACGGCCTTTAAATTCAAAGGTGTTTGATTTTGCGCAATACCTCATCCTACAACCTCCATACCATTTGAATATTCTTGAAGCCATCCACGGTCAATAGCATGAAGAACAATAATATTTTTATAGTGTTCGGATAGCCAAACGCCTTTTTCAACAGCCCATGCTTTCATGTCACGTTGAACCATTATTGATTGCTCACCTTGAACAGGCATAGCTTCAATACGGTTCATTTCTTCTTCGGCTATTTCAAAGCCATTGCGGGTTTCTTGAATCCAAGGTTCCATTATTATACTCCTAAAACTTCAATTTCTGCCAAGGTGGCAAAGCATTCATCAATATAAGATGAAGCATACACACCAGATAAGTCCATATACATATCAGACTCAACAAAATTCCAAAAATCAGTTGAGCCAAAACCAGGACGAAGATTAAAGTCGTCACGGATTGCTTTGTCAAAGCTTTCAATTACGTCGGCTTTAATCATTGCGCCGTTATGAAGATGTGTAATTCTTGACATTTGGTTTTTCCTTTGTTTACCTTATATAAACAATATAACTGATTCTATACTAAATGTCAATAGTTAATTTCTTTTTAAACCAAATTAATTCCTCACCGCGGTAAAAAAAGTATCCCATGCTTGTCCTTCCGCAAGTTTCATACATCTATACTCGGAATACATATCAGCAATCCATGTATCAAATAAACTTTGACGCATAAAGGCATAGTCAAACCTGATAGAATCAATATCAATAAATTTGAACTTAAGTTTATCCAAATCTTGTATGATAAGGTTCCCAGGGTTTAAGTCATAGTGATAGCAGTAATATGTATCCTTAAGATCCAAAGAATATTCGGCAAATGCTGAGGTGATTTTTTGTGATATGCTAAGTAACTTTTTTAAATCGTTAAGTATAGTTTCACTCGACCGCTCATATTTAATTTGCTGTGGAGTCAAACCTTCAACCGCTTCCATAACAATTTTCTTGCCTGGTACAAAGTCTATAAGTTCTGGTGTTATGTCGGGAAATTTATTATATAAGCCATCATATAGCATTGCCCATTCTTCATTTAAATGGTGCCGATGGTGTTTAAATTCTTTTATATAATATGTCCCATCAAATGATACTGTATTATGAGGGTGGGATCTCATTATTTCCATAATATACTTTCTTGTTAATCGAAGTGTCCTCCAAGGACTGCAACTCTTTTAACATCTTCATTTATCATTTCTGCTTCACGGATTTTCCAGGCTTGTTCAAAACCGGTTTCGTGGATATAGTTTTCATTGTTATTCCACAACCTTTTGAAATATGAGTCATAGATATACTCGACTGTTTTATCACTTTCGGCTCGGTCAATCAACTGACCCTTTATCATCCAATTCATTCGGTTGGCTTCTTTACGTACAAATGGACTGCACATTGTGGGACCTCCTCTATAAAATAATATTTATGTCTGAAGATCCCACTATTTATAATGTTACCGTTAACATCGCATTAATGAAACATAATGTTATGTAGGATTAATAACATAATGGACCAATAATACAAGAGCAACTGAAGCTCCAAGTCCTACCATCATCTTACCAAAGTCTTTAGCAACTAATGGGAATACAGATTTTGTTTTCTTTTTACCAAAGTACGTTGCCATTGCAAGTTCACGGCCTGCGAGCAAACCAACGAATACCCATGTTGTACTCATAGGAATATCATTTAGTTCTTTAAAGAAATACAGGCATAGCCAATAGAATAAGTCAATCAATGTCGCCGATCGTACGTATCGAGTGTTATGCTTTTCCAAAACAATCTTTTGGATCTTACCACCTTTTTCTCTAAACATAAAGAACAAGCCGCCAATAAACACAATACTGATAAACACCATTAGATCTACTGGAATGGCACGTGGTAGGAATACCGCAATGTTAGCAATATCGTGAGATAACCAAGTAAACCATAATCCACCTGTTGCTACCCATTGGGCAATACGCCAAAACTTTTTATTACCTTCAGATACTGGTTGAGTTTCGTCGTACCATTTACCAAAATACTTATGGATAGCAAACCACACAGCATAAGCAAATGCCGCGGCTACACCATAACCCATAATTGATTTCATAAGCATTTTTTCCAACACAAAGGTTGAAGCAAATACTGATAAGACCAAAAACGATGTTGAAACCGGAACACCCATTCGTGTTAATAAAACAAGAATAGCAGGTGCCGCGGCGTGATACCATTGTACTTCTTGGAATGGGATCTTATTCAAACGGCCGTAAGATATATCGCCACCATTCATATACCACCCATACCAGAGTGTATATAACAAAACAGCGGATGCCGCGGCCCATAATACTTTATAGTTAAATCGCTCATTGTTTGATGCCATCCAAGTACCGAGCGTTTGTACTGAATCGTTTGCTATAACTGCATATGCTGCAAGCAGGAATCCAATAAGACTCCACATTGTAAGTAGTTCCATTTATTTTCCTCCGTTAAAAAATAGGCGAAACTTTACATTCCGCCTATCCGATTATTATATCATTTGAATTAAAAATTGTCAACCATTTCTTGAGTAGCTGCCAACTCAGGATCACTTACTAGTCCATATTCAGCAAGAGGGCTATCGGGACCA